CGCACCCACAGGTTCATCAGGCATGTCACCATGCTGATAATGGGCCTACCCAACCGGGGACTTTTTGGGCAGCAGCCATCGTTATGTACGTCTGCTTGTAGCGTTCAGCGGATCGATTAAGCTGCTTGTTCCAGCCACCCCAGCCAGCCACATGGCAAGCCGATATTTGCCGGTGAGTCATAGACCCGCCATTGCTCTTGAGGCATCTCTCCATGTGCAGGATGCCCGCAGTGATCTGGGCTTTGCAGTCCCCGTGCATGTTATGGACGCCCAAAGCAGCAGCGCTAGATGGCAATACCTGCAATGGCCCGACTGCCCGCCCATGACGTGTTTTAGGCCCAAGAACGTGGCACCTGTAACCGCTCTCCAACTTCGTAAGCTTAAGAGCAATCTCCACATACTTCTCGCCAAGTTTAGAGCGGGCCTCATCCGCTACCATCTTTGCTACTTTTGACTTTTGCGGGTTCAGCTTAGAGTTGTCTAGTGACCCGGCCCAAGAAGTAGAAGTAGGGGCGATTAGCCCCTTACTCCAGTATGCACGATCTTTGTGAAAAAACTCTGAGGCGTTTTCGTCAGCCGTTAACGGGTGAGTCAACCCAACGGCCATTACCGTCGCTGCCGTTATTATCGCTGTTACTTTCAGCATCTAGATTTCCTTGTTTTTGAGAAAACCGCTTTGCTATAGCGGCTATGCCGTCCTCTAATGTGGTGTCAATTGCTGGTTTAGCGTTTACGAACTGAGCCGCAAAAGCCATGTAGTTTATCCCATCTACATAGTGATCGTCTAGACTGCGAGACTCTTGCAGACGGCCAAGTTTCAATGCCACCATGATCATGGCAACATCGTAAGGGGATATTTCCTTATTCAGGATTAGGGTGGCAATTTTGCTAGTCCTGTCAAAGCTCAGTTCTTCAGAGCCGTACTGGGCTTTGCGATCTTTCAGTGTTTTAACGGCGGTGCTGAGTATGTCGATATAGGTTGTCACGGCTTTGTTCTCTCTCTATGTAGACTTGAATTTTTCCAATTTGCGAAGTGTTCAGAATTATCTCGCCTTTATCGTCCCATATTATTTCTCCATTTGTCTTGTCCACCTCTTTATAGAACTGACGAACATGTATAAAGTCGAGCCTGTTAAGAACCGCGCACATTTGAGTGCATGAATCTGCCGCATATTCACCAATCACTTGATGAACATCCCTCCCTTTGGCTGACGGCATATTGAGCGTAAACAGAAATCTCAAGGCTCTCTCCTAACAACAGTGCCATCCATTCGTTTTTTCCATTTGGAATTTTTCCCACCCGGAAACGAAGATTTCTTTTTCTCAATCCCTAAATGCCTGTAGCGAACTCGGTTCACTTTAGCGATTAGGGGGGCGTCGATAGTATTAGTATGAACGCGATGGCAACGGCGATGAGCGACATACCAATTGCTATCGTTATCCATACCGCCTGTAGCAAGAGGTATTTCATGTGATACGTCCCATTCCTGACCCGCAGCGACTTTCATTTTGCACATGTGACAAGTGCCGTCATGGCGAACAAATATTTCCGCTCGCATCTTTGAAGTTATGCGGACACGTTTCACCGTTTCATTTCCCGTTCCATTTTGGCAAAATATTTTTCACTGTCCCTTGTTTTTAATAGAAGAACTTCAACAAGTTCTGCAAAACGCTCTAATTCTGCGGTCTGTTTGACAGGGCCATCAGAAATTCCAGATATCCAGTCGCACAAAATTGTAGCCAAAACATTAAACCCCAAGGGATACTCCACTTCTAACAAGGCTTCTTCTATCTCTATGCAAACGGACTCAAATTCTTTAATTTCTTCCATTTGCGCAGGGGTAAGGTCTGGTAGACCATATGCATTGGTTTTTGTCGGGGGATTTTTGCTCATGCCATATCTCCTACAGTTTCATCTCTGCTCTGCGATTAGCAGCGTGGGACTGCCATTCATGAAAGCGCATGCGGATGTATTCTAGTTGGACTTTTAGCAAGGTAGCTTCCTGCCGGGCCTGTACCATCGAGCGGATGTACTCCACCCACTTGTCAGAGGCTTTGATCGCCATCTCGGCCTTACTGACTGGCATGTCGCCCATTTCGCTCATCCACTTAGACAGGACGGCGCTCTTGGTTTCCTCCAACATTGACGCGGCAGAGTCGGCATCCACCCACTTTTTAGCGACTGTCCTGAATTGCTCAGATAGAGGTTGGTTCTGGTCCATTGTTATTTCCCTTTATAAATCTAGCTTTAGACATATCTATAAATGAGTTCTCTCGCAGCGCAGACCCACCATTGACGGTGCGCTGCGTCGTTGTCTCTCTCATTTTAATATCTGGAACCCAACCGTGGCCGGGTTTCCAAAGCGTGTGGTGGAGAAGCACGTCCTCGTCTACGAGGTACAGGAACCCGATAAACGGAACCTGCAAAGCTTCCGCAACGTACCTACCTTTCTGTAGCTTCTCAGTCGTTACGAGCCATTCCCATTGATACTCATGCTCCAGTTTCTCCAGAGACATGTTCCGCCTGCATTTTGTCTCTACAACGGCTGTGACCACGCCGTTCCTGACTAACACCGCATCAACAGATGCCGGGCTATCCTTGGGCGTTTCGCAATACTGGAAGCTTGGGTACCGTGACCCCCAGAGGCGGACGGCTCTGGCCTCCTCGACCAGAGTTTCTTGTCCTTTGGGGGTCAAGATGTCCATGCCTAAAATGGCAGGTCGTCGTCAACCAAAGACTTCTGCGGCGCAGTGTTTTGGCTCTGGGATGGCGCGTCCTTTCGCTTAAAGCTCTGGCTGAAGAACTTCACGCCGGTCTTGCCCTCTTTGACCCAAGCCGACTGCCAGTAATCCACACCGTCAATCGTGATCGACCCCGTATACTGAGGCGAGCTATCGCTCATCATCTTGTCGTTCTTGAACAGGGAGCCTGTTAGGTCACGTTTCTCGAAAGCCATTATTCATCTCCTGTGAGGTTTCTAAGTTGCACAATCTTGGCGTCCATCTCGACTAGGAATTTGGACACTTCTTCTTCCAAGTTCTTAATCATCTCAACATCCCGGCGTACCGTCCTGATGAAGAGTTGCATATCATCAGGTAGCCGGGGGTCGAAGCTGACAAAGTCGCAGAAGTCTCGGCCAGTACACGCCATCTGCCATTGCATCTGCGGTAGATACTTGGCTGGTGCCTCTTGACCCAGAACCGTCTCAATATGGGTTGCGGTATTGGGGCATTTTATCTCCACCAGACCGTCATCTTTCACCAGCCCGTCAGGGGAGGCCCCTGACATGGCTATCGAAGGATGGGGCACAAACCCGACTTCTTCCACTAGCCCCCCTGTGTGTTCCTCATACGAGGACAGCGCCATTGGCTCCGTGTTTGTGCCCCACGCCATAGCTGCGGTCTGGTAGTGATCCGCAGCCTTACCTGTCAGGCGCTCAACGATAAGCTCTGCCATGTAATTGGCGCGGCTGGTGCTGTAGCCCGACTTTGTCTTCGAGACGATGTCTGCAACGCGAGACGCCGTCACCTTGCCCAGACGGGCAGAGAACCATTCTGAACTGCGCTGTTCCATTACTGCGCCTCCACGGCAGAGGCAGCGGAGGCGTCAGCGGCCCTTGATACGGCACGAAGCCTTGAGCGCTCATCCGACGGGAACGACTTGCGGGCGGCCTCATCCAGACCATTCCACCAAGCGGTCAATGCAGCGTAGCCCTGAGCCGCCGCCACATTACCAGCAGCAACGACATCCTTGGACGCAGCCTTCTTTGGAGCGGTAGCCTTTACCGATTCAACGGCTGTGTTGCCATCATCATCAAAGCTGGCGAGGCAAAGCAGGGACATGATCCCGATCCGCCGGGCATAGGTGATGGCTGAAGCGTACCCGTGTGGGTCAGCCTTGCCTGCTGGCATGAACAGCGTCTCGGACAGAAACTCGCCGGACTTGTGCATGATGAGGGTTTCAACCTCTGCACCGCCCTCGACGACGCGGGGGGCCTGCACAATAGCGAGATCGCAGACAGCCAGCGGCTCGCGGATAACAGCACGGACTGCGGCAAGGTCCGCGTATTTGCTCTTGAAGAATGGATTGGCACTAGCCTTTGAAGCGTCGTCGATCATGCCTTGAGCGCGTGATATTGCCGTAGCAAGCTCGGCAATGGTATCTGACATTTTCATCTGTTTTCCTCATTTGTAGGGAGCTTCTTCTCCCATAGCTGGTATCCGATGTCAAGCGATGAAAAGGGTTGACAGGCGTTTTATTTACATAGAGGATGTTTCACATGAAACGCAGGCCTCACTCACTCGTAGATGTCTTTGCTGCCACCGGCAGTATGTCTGAGCTTGCCCGGCAGCTTGGCTTGACCCGGCAGGCTGTCGGGCTGTGGGACAAGGTGCCGCTCAAGCACTTAAGGGCCGTATCAAAAATGACCGGCATACCCCGTGAGCAACTGAGGCCAGACCTTTATGAGTAATCGCCCGACGGTCACACCCATGCAGGTTCTGGAATCGTTCAGGTCTGGGAAAAACACAGCCGAAATGGCCAAGGAATTGATGGTTTCGGAGGCTTCTATCTATAAGCTTTTGGTCGTCGCCCGCGAAGCACAGAGGCTTTTCCATGATCCGGCTCGTCCTTTCTCTCCCGCCCTCCATGAATCGGCTGTGGCGCAGTACAAAAGGTGGCACCGTCTATCGTTCCCCGAAGTACACGGAGTGGAGGACGCCAGCGATCTGGCAGATAGCAGTGCAAGCAAAGGGCAGAAAGATCGTGGGGCCGTACAAACTGACGATGGAAGTTGTTAGACCAGATAAGCGGAAACGGGATCTGGACAACCTTCTCAAAGCAGCCAGCGACGCTCTAGTGGGGGCTGGAATCCTAGAAGATCATCACTGCGAATGGATTGACGCCCGGTGGGTAACAGAAGGGCCAGAGTGTGTTCTGGTTGTTCAAGAGATGTCAGAATTAATGGATTGCGCTGAAGCATGGGGGAAAAAAGATGGACACATATAAGGCTGTAAAAACTCAATATGACGACCTCAAACTGCGGCTGTTAGAATTAGAGACTTTAAAAGAACAAGCAAGACGCGCTTGGCATAAAGTCGAATATGACGACAAAAAAACATATAAAGAATTGAGTGATGCTGATAATAATGTTTACAATATGCGAAAAAGCGTTAAGGCGGTTGCGCATAAGCTAGTAGCTCTTGAACACAAAGAGCTTGGTACGCCAATGAGAAAGCTTTTTAGAGAATACGGTATATCAACATTAACTATTAAAAAACTGTTGAAGGAAGCTGGTGTTGCGTATTTGCGCCCTACAATGGTGCAGTGGTTCCCGATAGGCACCGCGC